ACGGATCGTTTGTTTACCTTGCGGTTTCCACAGTGCAGTGGACTTTGTTGTGTTGTTCTTGAGTGTATCAAGACGCGACTTAATTTTAGCTAGATCTAATGGCATAATTTTTTATTCGTTAATGGTTAATGTTGTGACCAATTTGAAAGTACTCATCTCGGTCAGTGATGAATACTATGCATCAACTAATAGCAATCGTCAATCTATAATAAGCGATATACTCATTTTTCAATATTTAATTGTTCAATAGTTAAGCAAATATAAGTATAAATCTACGAGGATAATCTCGCAGTTTCTTACTTAATTTATCTTAAAAATTTTGAGCAATTTTGTTGGCGTGATCTTCACTTTTCCATCACGCGCACTAATGAAACAGTTACGATAATTGTCCCAAGCTATCTGATGTGACTTTGACATCACACCGTTGTTTTCCATTTTGATCAGTTCATTTAGAGCATTGATGCTGTAGATGATGTTGTATTCCTTTTTGCGATGAACTGATATTGTATTTGGATAAAATTCGCCGTCTGTTTTCTTCACATTGAATGTAAGCAATATATCATCGCTGTTTAATCCGCTTTGCAACACATACACCTTGCTGTCCGAAATTTCATAATATTCGGATAATCTATCCATCACATCCAAGTACGTTTGTTGTTTTGCAAATGTACACAACAATTGTGTATTATATACAGGCATATATTACATATTACTCTTTTCAGCGAAGATCTTATATTCTTCGCGGTCGTTATTTCTGATCGGAACAACTTCACCAGATAATCCAACTACTGCAACAGGATTGCCTTCACCGTCTCTATATTCTCCATATGGCTCTGCTCTCCATTCTTTTTTTGCTGCAAATTTCTTTGAAACATCTGCATATTTAACAGGTGGCTCAGAAACGACTGGAACATCGATTGCAGGTGCTTCCGCTGTTTTTGGTGTTTCTGGTGATGGTTCGGCTGTTGTATCAGACTTGGTTGATGGTTCCGATGAAGTCGTTGGCTCTTTAGTCGGTGCTTGTGCATCCACTGGTTTCTCAGATGGTTCTGATTTTTTCATCAACGATGCCAAGCGAGATGATCTTGCCGCTGCGTCTGGTTTTTCTGTTGCGGCTGTCTTTGTCAAAGAAGGTGCTGTTGTTGGCTTTTTTTCAACAGATGGTTTTGCAACCATTGGTTCTGTTTGCTGCGTTGCAGTTGCAACTTGTTGAGTTTGTCTCTTTTGCTTGCCGCGCTTCTTGTAATACAAATTCATTCCACCTTTTCCATGTGTTGGATCAGATGCATAATGAGTTCCTTTTTTTATCGCTCTTTTCTTATATTCGGCAGATGGGAATGTTACCAACCATCCGTCCTTGTTGTATGCTTGACGATCTGGGTATTTTCCCTCATCCATGAACGACTCAACAAATTCATTCACAATACCTTCATCTCCGCAAGCATCATACATTGCTTCGGCAACAACTTGAAGGTGATCTGTATTCTTCAAATTTACCATTCCATCTGGTATTCTTGCATCCAATGACGCTTCTGTTATGACTGTGGATATAAATTCGTTTATTGTTTTCATGCGGTTGAAGTTTCTGCCGATGCTGCTCCTGCGGCTGCTTGAGCTTTACTCTTACCCATTCCCAGAACATACATGTATATTTTTCCGAAACCAAGCGCAACAAATTCCAAGGTTTTGATCCTATTTTCATCATACAACTGCGCGTCATTGGTTCCCTTCTTTTTGCTGATGATGATCATTCTCTTGTATTTCTTGAGTATAAGATCCATGATTTCTGCCTGCACTCTGCCTTCGTCCCAATTCTCTCTAAAGAACGATAGCTTCATACATTTTTCGGCAATACTTGCATCATCTTTTTCTATCTTAGGTTCTACGGGAACATCTAGTGTTGCTTTTTCTCCAGTAACACTGTCTATCTTCGCATTCAACGCGGCGACTTGGTCATCAGGAACTTTGAATTCACGATGTTTTTTTCCTATATCGATTTCAACAGATCCCAATTCTTTCTTTTCTCCTGATATTGGGTTCTTTATTTTTTCAGATACAATGAAAATTGCATCCAACAAGAATTGAGAAACTTCTCCTACTTTTGGATCTTGAAAGAATGCGTCGATGGCAGATTTATATTTAACCATTTTTTCAAATGGTCCCATCTCTTTGAAAAGCGTTCCGTCGTCTTCTAATACTTTTTTAATAAAGTCCTTCATTCCCTCGGTCTTGTTTGCAGCAAGAGCAAGTTCGTGGATGGCAACATTGAACTTTGAATTTGAAAATCCGGTTAGAGTTGGTGCACTTATTGCGATTGTTGCGCCGGTCACTTCCTTGACTTCAACTCCACCTTTCTTATCGGCAAGCTCGGCAAACAAGATATCCATTTCCGTTCCACCGCCAGATCTTGCGCCTTTCAGAATAAATACAATTGGAATTTCTCCACGACCACCGCCTGCAAATTTAACATCATCTATTGCATTAATCAGTGGTTGAAATTCTGGATACAACTCTCCCTTATATATTTCGATTGCTTCTTCAATAGTTGGTATTGTATCAAACATGTCCTTATACCGTTTCACCAATGCCTGATTTGAAAAATTTTCAAATACATTTTTCAACTTTTGCACATTTGCTATAGATACTGATTTTTGGTTTCTTAACGCTTTCAGCGTTGTATCTTTTTCTGCTTTTACCAACGCATTACTCAAATTTGATACATTTGCACGTTTATACTTTTTGTCATCTGAGTATTGACGTGGACCATTGTATATTGCTTTGTCTGGGTATTTTTCCTGATCTGGATGGCCAACTGATATAAAATGACTTACTTTTCCTTTTTCCTTTGGGTCCATCACTTTGAACAAATAATCGCGATCATCGCCATATATTTCTGGTTCTATTGCCTCATTGAATAATGGCACCATTACTTCTTCTATCTCGGTTTCAGATAGCCCATACTCAAGCAGAATGTCCTCAAATGCTTCTATATTTTCAAATGTGTTATGGCCACTTGCCAATCCATCATGTGAACGAAGTGCCCATTCGCTTAGGATATACTCTATAATCTTGTCTTTTTCCATAATATATAAATATTAGCATATATCACAAACCAGCAGTGATATATACTCTTATTATAAATATTAGGACAGATCGATCTGCTTCATATCTTTGTAGTTTTTCCCAATATAAACTTTGACTGGGAACTTGCCTCGTTCCATGATAAACTTGAGTCTTTTTATAGTATCAATCTTATCTTCTTTATGCGCATCAAATAGTATGCTGTCATAGGTATATAGGATAGGCACGGTCTTTTTGCCCTTTAACTCACCTAATAGGTCACCTAACACATCTACGGCCATTTCTGTCTCAAACGCTTGTAAGATATAATTAAACAGCTTGCTGGGGTTAGCCTCTGGGATATGACACTCCTTGATCTTTCTTTTATACTTCGGCGTCTCGATATAGCCATTCTCATTAAAGAACTTCCATCTGTGATCGATATACTCTTGTATCTTTGCAAAGTAAGGGATATGCAGCCATTTCTTATCAAAGCCGCCATATATTTGTGTAAATGTAAATACCTTGGCTACAGCGATATCTTCTTCGTTGATATCAATCTTATTAAAGTAATACTTGGATAGATATGCATATGGATTTTCATTGGCTTCCATATTAAAGTTAGCCAAATGTGCAATAAGACGAGGATGAAAAGCATTATAATCCATCATAACAAGCATGCCATCATTACCATGCCTGCTTACAAAGCAGGTTCTGCTTTCATCTGTTTTGTTTAGCGCGGCATAGTTTACACCTGCAAATCTGTTGCTTGGTCGTCCAGTTGAAGTAAGAAGGTTGTATTGTGTATATACAAGATTATTGTTTATATGCTTGGTCTGCTCGTCGCCAAACTCATCAGTAAAATCATCGTTCACACACAATCCAATGCTTTCCAATTCAGCAAACCGATTGGTCATAATATCGTTCACAAACTTATAGCCATCTTCATTCACAATCTCTGTGTTAAGACCAGAGATGCTTTCCACTTTGTTCATAAACATCCTAGCATGCTTATACAACGGAGTGCATGTGTTTATGTTTGGTACATTCCTAAAGTTTATATGCACAAACTTGTGTGCATTTGTTTCATAGTCCAAAGTGTCAATCGTTCCATCGCTCAGATATTTGATTATGCGCAGATCCAACAAATCATAATCATGTCCAAATAACTGAACCATAGTCTTTTTATCAAAGACAAATTTTTTATGAATGCTAAGTTTGAGCACTTCTTTAATCTTGTTCAACGCATCTGGTATTACAATACCCTCATTGTGCTGAATAGGTAGGCACCAATATTCTTTGGAAAGCATGAAATAGAACATCAATAAACTGATCTTGTTGTTCTTGGCATGCTTATCCGCATCAATGCACACCGCGTCCATCACAAGCCTATCCCCTCGGATATAGCTCGACAGCATCTCAAAGTCATTTGTTGTTTCGGCAATATGCACACAAGTATGTTGTGTGATATGCCGCAATTTGTCAAGAACTCAATATCCTCGCCAGTATTCCAAAGGATTTGGAAGGACGTTTTTCAAGTCCACTCCATACTCTTTATATACTCTTTCAATTTCATGCAAGTTTTGCTGAATTACTCCAGTACCATCTATGAAATTATTTGTATATTTATTTTCACGAGGTCCAGTTATTTTCCAATTTACAGTCGCGATAGTATACAAACTTGCATTGATCTTTTGAATATCTTCCGATTTTATTTCAACCAATACGTTTTCATTTATTTTTTTTGCAAAATATCTATAAAAAATTCCAACCGTATAGTCGTACTTTGTTGGCAGTGGTTTGGTAGAAATCGGAGCAGATGTCCGAACATCCATGTTGTCACCATATTGTTTCACTATATCTGGATTATTCTTCATTCGTTTGCCTATTTGCTGTCACTTTGAGCAACGGGCGAGCCGCTGCCGAAATCGAAGTGGTCCACATTTTATTTTCCACTTTTTGAGTAACTGTTAATACTTCCCACACAGAATTTTTGTAATTATATATTTCTGGTACATGTGTCATTGTGAACTGAGACAGATATGTAATACCACCAATTCCAAGGAAATCAATTTTCATACTTATGCCCGGTAATGGAGTATTGTTTGTATATATCGCATTTTTGTTAGTTTTATCATACAACAAACTCTTTAGAAATGATCCGTTTTCTTCCGATAAAATATAATATTTACTATCCGCTGCAATTGGTTGTACAACCGCAAAGGCGGCATTGGTATTTATAAATCTACCGGGCACTTCAAATATATAAAATTGAGAATTGTCCTTATCAAACAGTCTTTTATTTTTAGTTATACTATCGTCATTTGATGATTTTTTTGATTTACCATTCTGGGCTCCTTGATAGAAAAGCCGATCCCCCAAATAATTTTCACTATATGACACAGTGTTTGCATCATATGTCGCTGTCGATTTGTCGGGAGGAAGTGGAGTGTTTGTCGCATTCGTGTGGATCAATTTACCAAACATTTCTGGTGCTAATTTCTGAGAAAAATCCACACTTCTTACATAAGACGATCCTACTGAATTTAAATTTATTTTGAATAATTCCCCAGCGGCTTCTGGTGTTGATATAGGCGTAAAATTTGTATCTCTTACGGAATAATATTGGTTTTGATAATCCGGTAAGGTTATTCTTAATCTTGATATATCACAAGTAGCTGAAGAAATACGCTGAAGAAGATCGTCTATTAATCTTTTAATGGTGTCATTGTTTTTTATAAGTTCTTTAAACAATTTGACTGATACGAACACGTCTGACAAATATCCCCAATATCCTGGGAGAGGTTTGTCATCATTATATTTTTCATACATTGGAAACGAGTTTCCAAACCGATTTACAACACTTTGTAGATCATCATATTCTTCGGACAACTCATTAACCTGCAGCGTACTTTGTATATAAGTTTGAAATAAAGTTTTATATTCAGGCGCGTCGATGCTGCTTAATGTATTACCTCCTTGCCCTCCTACAGATACCAATCTTGGTGCATATTTATTTGGAAAAATAATGTTTCTATTCACCGATTTTAGTAAAGGATTTGCACACATTGCCACTCCGTTTATTACAAAACTTGCACATTGTACACCACTGGAGGTTCCATCGTCGTCCAAAACTTTAATCGACTCTCCGTCACCGTTTACAAATTGAATAGCAAAAAATTTATTTATTATGTCTGCAACCAAATCCATTCTCATGAATACCGCATCGTCTTGATTTGCATTGGCATGTCCGCCATTGCCTCCAGTACGAAATATTCTATCTACCGTACTTATATCATAAGAATTTTTTATATTTTCATCTCGAGCATCGATGATGCGTTTAACACCTTCAAACGTGTTTTGATTTTGCGGAGCAAAGTTTGATCCGCCCAATGGGCGATAACCAGCAGCGTCCGGCCCAGTAGAGTTTTGTCTTTTAACACGAACTATACCGTCAAGGTCTTCAAACGTAAACTCAACCAAATCTTTCAATTGAACACTTTCTTTTCTTGATGTAGGGTCGGCTGCAGTTACAGTAGTAGTTTGTATTGCTTGTCCTTGTATTACATTACTTGGATTTTGAATAACGGTATAACAATCATAACCACCAACTTCATTCATTGAATATCCATAATCAGAAACCATTCCTATGCAATAATCATAATTTCCATTGGATTTTTGTATCCTATCCATTGCCGCCGATCTTTGCGCAGTGAATATTCTTTTTAATTCATTTATATCTGTCAAATCTATCAAAGAGTCTTTATTGTAATTATTCCAACCCCATTCAACTAAAACAGATACTCTTCCCGTCAAAAAATATGGGATCAAATAATTCAATTGGTTTAGAGAATAACATTTCCAATTTATTTTGACCTTTCTTCCAGATGGGGCAACATTACCTGCGCCCTCAAATTCACATTCTATTGAAGTGACACTTGGCGGCGGCCTGTGTGGGAAATCGTACTGTGTACCTTGAATGTCGGTTGCTATAGCATCTATTTCGTGCAGATTTCCATATGCGTCAACTCCGATAGTAATTTTGCTATCTTTAAATCCATAACTTTCATCAAATCCTTCCGTGCCACCCATTATAAATCCTTCTCTGTTTCGGGCCAGTTTTGAAATTCCATTTGAAAAGACTCTTGTCCACGCCGTTCTTGGACCACTATATTGGTTTGTATATTCAGTAACGCCACCGACATTGGTTATGTCATACTCTTTTGCGCGCCTTTCCAATTCTGCCCCTATCCAAGGGTCCAAGGGATGTAGCATCCAAGGTACTGGGGATTGAGTTGCCATAAGTTTTGTAACAGTTATATATTATTTTCTTTTCTGAAGTTTGAGACTATTGTATCAACGTTCGTTGGTATTCTCAATTGCTGTCCAGTAGGCGCCTTTAACGTTGCTTTTATTCCATTTGCTTGTGCGATAATCCACCATAATGTACTGTCCTTATAAAATTTATATGCCAAACTGTCAAGATAATCCGTTTCACTTGCCACAATATATAAATCATTAATATTCTTTGGTATCTTTGGATATCTTGTTGTTTTGAATACTCGTTTTCCATCAAAACGAGTGAATGTTGTATTTGTATTTTCAATATATCTGTTCATGAGATTTAAGCTGTCGTAGATGTCCCTTCAGGAGCTAATGGCGAGGTGTAACCGAAATGATCATCACTGACTATAGACAATTTCTTTTCCAACATCTTTAGTGTTACATTAACATCAACTTTTCTAGGAAGCTGTCTCAGTCCGTTTTCGTTGCTGCGATTAAGCTCCCAAGTAGCATCGTCGGGTATGGTAATTCCCACACCATTTAAAACACATGGTTGGTCGTAATACATATCTCCTAATCTGAGCGTCAACATTGGTGGGTATATAAAATTAGACTCTCTGAGATTTTCTCCTTCGGTATATTTACTTGGACGAGTCATGCCGACAAGATAATTAATTCTTTCCCACATAGGCTTCAATTCGGTTGCAGAGTCGGCATATACGGTAAATCCAAAACTCACATCTCTTGAAAATCCTCTGTATACAAACAACTTGTCCGCTCTTCCCATGTATTGTACATCTTCCCATTCTGTACTATGCTGGTCACTGAGTGACGTTATTGTTGCTCTGAATGGAATATATTTTTGATTAACCAAATCAAAAAAATAGAAAAAGATCAAGTCTCTGGATTCGACTGAAGAATTTAATGTTAAATCATTTGGTATATTGTCACGGGTTCCTCCGATCACCGAAAGTTCATTATAAGATGAAACGGAAGAGCCAGAAACTTTATAAAATCCTCTTACATCTAATAGAAAGCGTTTTTCCGTTCCGTTACTTTTTGTTTGATAGTAATCTCCATACAAATCGTTGTTTTGTCCCGGGATTTTTCCATAGTTTGGATATTCTTTTTCTTGACCCGTTGGATTTTTGTATTTTACGGAAGCATATCTTTCTACAGACTGCCTTTCTTGAATTGGAAAATTAGTAAATACGGCTTCCAAATTTTCAAAATAACGTTGATATACACTTTTTAGATTTGTATTTTCTCCATTTATAAGCTTTGTTCCGATACCATCCAACCCATCTATATTATTTTCCGCCACAATTTTATTGTGAGTCGTATATGAATATTGCTCATTTTCTGCATTTCCACTTGGCTTATATCGATGATAATATCCCGGACTGAAATATTCAGAAGTTGGATCTATTCCATCTCGCTCCGAGACTCCATTATAAAATTCTATTGTCGTCTTTCCCTTGGTTGCCAAAACTGCACTTGTAAGAAATCTGTCATACGCCCCAATTTTTCCTTTTGGATATTCTGGTCTATATGTCCATTGATTTTCAGGACTTCCTCCAAAAATTCCCAAAGGATTTGTGCTTGGAATTGCACTGCGAACTGTGTTTATTATTGCTCTGCCAATGCCCGCTAGAATTCCTCCTCCAGAAGTACCATTGCTTTGATTAGAAATTGGGAATATGTTTGAAAATCTAGCGATTGCCTTATCAGCAGTATTGTATCTTATTACCCCCGCTCTTGCACCGCCAGAAAGTGCCGCATACATCGAAAATGGTCCAAGATTACTTCCATTAACGTTGCCGCCGGGTCCAGTCGCGGTGCCTTCGATTGGAGTTCTTGGCAATGATTGTATACCTACCGTACTTAATAATGCACTTGCAAAGAAATTCAATAATCCTCCGCCAGAGTCAATATGTCGTAGCGGACGTGATATTCCAGCAGCTGCACTCAAAATGCTCAGTGGATTGTATATTCTGGTCTCGTTGAATGCATTTTGATTTTGTATGATGAATTGTTTTGCAACAAACAATCCACCTTTACCACTGGTACTAAATTTGGTTACTCTTTTTAGATCATATATTGTGCTATATACTGGCAAAGCCTGCGTATCATACCTTATGTCATTTCTACTGGGATCTGATATTTTTGTATAGAGATAAGGCTCTCTCGATGCTCCCGATTGATTATAAACAGAGAATTTGTTATATATGGAATTTGATTGCGCGTTGAATTCAGCAACCCGCGTTGAGGCTGTGCTTCTTATTATTGGAGCAGATTTATTTGGTGAGACTGGATTTGGAATTGCCATAGTTATTACGGAGAACTTTCGTCTGTTATATCGGCCATAATCTTATGTACCTTCTTTCCATCCAAGTACACTGCTATACCTCCACTCTTAAACAGATCGATGAGGGTGTCTAGTTTTTGTTCCATTGAAGTTGTGTTTGTATTGGTAGTTACTTCGGTCTTTGTTTCTGCTGCACTCTTTCCTTGTCCACTTGTACCAACCAAGTTCTGAAGATTGGTCAAATTCATCTTGTTCAATTCTACATTCAGTTTGCCAAGTGCGCCTGCCAACTTATCAACTGCCGTAGAAAATCCGTCTATGTTCTCTAAGTTAAATTTAATTCCGTTCAATGATTGCAACGCAGAAACACTTGTGGCCAATCCACTGCCGATATTTGCAAATCTTTCTAATTGAGATATCGCGCTTTTCCCAAACCAATCTGAGAAAATAGATCCGCTGCTCATGCTTAATGCAGAACCAAGACTCTTGATGTTTTCTGTTATATTTTTTATTTCTATATTACCAAGTTTGTTTATGTTGGTTAAGATGCCACGCAACTTCTTCCCAAAAGAATCTGATGAAGATGACAGAAATGACAGAGAGTTTGAGATTAGGATAATTCCTATCGCGGCGTCTTTTATATCATTTGCATTTTTTCCAAATGTTTCTAATGCGACAGCAATATCACGGATCTTACCCACAGATAATACTGAAAACCCTTCCAAAAGAAGACCTTTAGCACTAGCAAATTCATCTACCGCAGATTTAATTCCAACAGTTCCATCAACAAATTTTTTAGCGCCTTCTCCCAATTGTTCAAGCGCTCCTCCCAATGATTTCATACTCAGTGTTATCAACACCATTGATGCTGCTCCAAGTACGAAAAATTCAAGACCAAGTCCAAATATAGCAATTGAAGAACCAAACAATACCAACGCACTGAATGCGTCTTCAATTTGTTTTGCATCAATATTTTTAAATTCTTGTAATGCTTTGGCAAAAAGATATAAAGCGCCGGCAATTAAGCCAACCGCAGCAGCCCCCGCCGCAGCGTTTTTTACAAGTTTGGACATTCCAGACGATACTGTTTCTGCAGTTCTTCCTACTGCACCACCCGCCCCTCCCGATATTGGTGTAGATGGTTTTCTAGAAAACCGTTCCATCAACTTGTTCAAACCAAAAATCTCTAACATTTTTGTTTTTGTAAAATTAAATACAGTTCCTAGCATTCTAATTATTCCTACTATACCTTTAGATTTTCCAAATAAAAAATAAAGAAGTAAGCCTGACCCTAAGCTAAGAAATACCTTTCCAATTGCACTAACGCCATCTTTCGCCTCGTTCAACTTTGAAATAACATCATCAAGACTTTTTGCCCAGTTATTAATCGGCTCTATTACGTATGTTGATAATAAATCCGCCAGCATCTTGATTGGTTCCACCGTCATCTTTAGCAATGGAATAATTGTCAGTTTTAGTATGGAACCTATCAACTTAAATATAGGAACTACAATTGAAACCAATGGGGTCAATATTGGCTCAAGTATACTACCGACTGCCACAGCCAAATCTTCCATTGTATTTGTGAGATTGGTCATCAATCCTTGCATTTGTCTTTGACGAAGTATCTTTTCATTCTCAGCCAAGACACCTTCTTTGCTCAAAGTTGTTGTTTCTTCCATTTGTTTCAATACTTCTTTCTGTGTCTTCAGTCTTTCCTTCGCCGCTTCGTCACTTCCCTCCATTATTTCTTTTTCTAACTTTCTTTTTGCAAGTGCCTTGGTCAAATCTCCCAATTCAAGTCCAGTCATCTTGGCAATTGCATCTCTAGTGTATGGATCTCTAACCTCTCCTATTGACTCAACAACATCAAGGGTTTCTTCCAATGCGGCTGTGAATTTTCCTTGATATGCAAGTGAACGAGCTTGTTGCATTGATACACTTCTTCCAAGTAAATTGCTTACCAACAGTTCGTCATTTATACTGGTGTTATAATCAAGAAGTTTCTTTTGAGCAGATGCAGCCTTGTTTATATCCAAGCCATATGCTCTTGCTGCAATAGCTGCTTTTAGCAATACTTGAGGAGTAGCTCCCAACAATGATACGGTATCACTTGACATCTGCGCAATGTCTTTCATTGCCATTTGGAATGGGACATATGCCTTCTTTGCCAATTCAGACCCAACTGCGATCATGTTTATCGCAACTTTTTGAGAAGTGTTACCAAGTCCTTGAAACAGTGCCAATGCTGCTGCCGAGTCTTCTACAGCAACATTTAGATTTTCAGAAAGCAATGCAACAGATTTCATGGCGTCTTCTGTTACAACTGCAGCACTTCCAAATGTATTTACCAAAGCCTTTGCGGCATTATATGCCTTTTCAATGTTAATTCCCATGTCCGCAAACTGTGCGCTAATTTCTTCTGCGTATTTTCTTATTCCACCCATCTGAGCTATGGTTAGGCCAGTTTCTCTTCTGAATTTTTCTGCACCACTATCCAACTCTTTAAACCGTTTTAATGTTGATGTAATCACCGCATCCATTATCAAGAATTGAGGCGGTATTGTTTCCATGTCTTTTGCAAACTTTGCAATTCCACTTCCAACAGGTCCGAGTATATTCAAAAATCCTCCAGCCGTGTCTTTTAGATGCGCCATATAACCAGACTGAAGTTTTACTTCTCTTGTTGCCGCTTTAATTTTTTCTAACTTTTTTTGTTCCTCTCCTATTAATTTTGCAATTGCATTGATTTCTGTGTTTTCTAGTAATTTTCGGACTTCTTGTTCTCTCGAAATAGATTTATCGAGCTGTTCCTGTTTTTGTTTTTCAGCTGTTATACCAACTTCTATGTTACTGGCCGCTTGTTTATTTACCAGCGCTTGTTCGGATAATCTGCCTGCATCGCGTTCTAAACGTTCTATACTGTGTACCAATTTAAGTCTTTGTGAAAGAGTAAGTTGACCCTGCTTTAGTTGAAGCCGATCTCTAAGACTTTGTGCCACATCCATTCTTAATTTTGCCTTTGCGACAGACTCATCGCTTTTTTTGGACCGTTCACTTGCATCTACTTGCAGTCTGTTCATTCTCTCCACACTTTCTAGTCTTAATTGATCAAACATCCAAGCTCGACTGCCACTTTGTTCTAATCTTTTTCTCCTCTCTTCATCAGAAAGTTTTATAACCATTGCATGTTTTTTCTCAAGTTCTATTCTTTTTGAAGTAAGTGAAATTATTTTTCTTTCTATATCTTCAGTTTGAGTTTCTAACTGGTTAAATATAATTTTTCTGGCTTTATCATTTTTCAATATTTCACTTGAAAAACTTGCCATCAACTTCATTCTGATTGATTGGTCTTTTGTTTTTTCTGAAATATCTCTAAAGCTGGCGACAAGGCTTTTTGCCAAATCGGCACTCTCTTGCAGTCGTTCTTTGTATATAAGAGCACGTGCGGCTGTTTCGGCATCTAAACCGGGTACCCCACGCGGTGGGGTTGATGGACCAGTAGATGTAGGTTTATCTGCCATTTTTGCTTAATTTGTTATATTATAAATATCAGTTTTGGCTACTTTTTGAATGATGGCGGTTTAGCTATTTTACCTCCCGTAGCTTTACCTTCACTTGCTGCTTTATTTGCTTCTGCCTCTTGTTTTTTGACATCTACCAGCTTTTTTATATAAAAAGACCTTAATAACGTTGGCATTTTGTATACATTCTCTTGTGTAAATGCTCCATTGCTATAATAACAAAGGTCAAAGATTTCAGAGTGAATGTTCATCTTCGACTCTGGTTGTATTCCAAATATGCTTGAGTCAACTTCGACTTTTGACTTTTTGACACTTTTGCATGTAGGGCATTCAACTGCTATTTCATTATGATAGCCCGGCGTATTGATCTCATAATACTTTCTGAACATCGCGCTATCTGTTGCGGATAGTTCATAATCATAAAAGTTGTTTATGTCATCCACACCATCAATGCTAATGGTTATCGCCTTGGCAAAAGTCAGCCAACCATGCTTTTCATATATATCATGTTCATCGCAAGTTGGCAGTTTGAAGTATACAGTCTTTTTGCACTTTGAAAAAGTGTATGAAAGCTTGTTTACGCCTTTCTCAATTGTAGAAAAATTAAATTTTTTGGACTTAAATCCAAATGATATATTGCATTCAAAGTCCTTATCACACTCTTCACACCTTACTTTAGCGGTCGATGTTGATCCATAGTTTGCAATTTTAAGGTTCAACAAGATTGATAACTTATCGCAATGCAACAGTTCATCTGTGTTCACACCGCCATCAACAACTGTGTTGAGAAATCTTTTCTCCAACAAACCTCGCTTGGCCAAATTTGCATTGGCCAATAACTCTTCAACTTCCGCCGTGATGGGCAGTATGCTTACCTTGCCAACTGATAATGATGAACTACTTGGATAAAAGTATCCCTCTGAAGCCAGATCTATGATTTCAGAATGTGAATTCACATCTCATGTTAATTGTCATTTATGTTTGGCCAAAAGAAGCTGGCTCCCAATGGTACTGTCATCATATCCGAGTGACCGCACGAAGGGCATGTGAAATAGAAATTCATGTCCATATCTGGGGTGATTTCTCTGATATATCTTCTTAGCGCCAAGCTATCCTTTGCGGTTAATTGATTATCCACAAAGTTCTTGATCTTGAGTCTATCAGTGTCGCCATCAACAGACTTTATGCTATACTTCAATCTTGTTGTTATTTCTGGCGATGTCGCTGCCATATTCAGTTTTGCCAATGCCTTCAACTCTTGTTCAATGTCGGTTTCATCCTTGTGAGTCAAAAATGCAATCGCGATCTTTCTATTTGAATTTGGCAAAACATAATCAAACTTGTTTTCTCCCTTGGTTAGGTTGGTCACATCAAGTTCTTTGTTTTTCAGCTTACTCAAGTCAATCGGAATATTGGACTCTACTCCACACTCTGGGCACTTGATCTTTGTGACATATTCATCGCCATATGCACTGCGGCGAGCAGCAATAAACAATGCATTCTTATCGCCAATCAATAGATCATTGATGCTTACATTTGGCGTAGCGATAAGCGCCTTGAGGAATTCATCCAACACAGTTCCCTTCTTAAGCAAGTTGGTGTTGCTAAGAATATCTTCGTGGCGAGCAGTTACTTGATATATATCAATTGTACCAGAAGACAGAGGATGACTTGTGGGATAAAAATAGCCCTTCGATGGCAACGCAACCGTTTCAGTTGCAGCATTTACTTTTGATGTCTCTGTTTGAGCAGGCTTCTGTGCAGCGGCTTTTGTTATGGGAATGATTGTATCTGACATAATATTTGTAACAGTTGTTTATCATATATATGGAAGACATATAGTTTTCCATATATATAAAAACTTAATTACTAATTTTATTCAGACTTATTTTCTTTATCTTCTTTGGCTTTCTTGTTCTTTTTAACAAAGAATTGTATCACACCCATCAATAATATAGAACCGCCTGCTATTGCACCTATAATCCACATAGGAATGCTTGTGGCCATATATGCAAGACCAAGGAAGGTAATGCCAGAGAATATCATGTTGAAGCTCTTGAAGAGTACTCCAAGTATTATAAATATTATACCGATACCACCGAGTAGTCTAACGAGCCAAACCATAAGTTCTTGTTGTTGTGCTTCCTTGAGCAAGCGAACTTGATCTGCTGCTTCTGCACGCACGCGCTCAACTTCTGCCTTCTTTTCAGCTTCTAGCTTTTCAATGGCCAAACGATTGGCTTCCTTGAGTTGAGCCTTTTCCTTTTCCTTCTGAACAATCAATGCTTCGGCATCATCTAATTGAGCCTTTTGATTTACAGCAAGATCAATGGTTTGCTTGTATTTGATATACAGTTGATCAACTGTCTTTTGACGTTCATCTTCAACTTCCTTCTGAAGCTCTGCTTTTTCTGCATCAGTCAATTTGTCTGTGCGCATCATGATTTCCTTGGAACGTAGATGTGCTATGGTTGTATTGATGTCTGTCTTTTTGTTCTTTTGAGTAACAAAGTATACACCATAATTCAACTCCGCGATCTTGTCGAAGTTATCTTGGTCTTTCTTCTTGAGATCTTCATATGCCTTTCTTGCTTCTTCTTTCAGTTTGGCATATTCTTCTTCCATTTTCTTTTTGTCTTCCGCAGCCTTTTGTTCGGCTGCAGCCGCTTTTTCCATTGCTTCCTTAGCGGCTTGAGCGGCAACCACTGCTGCCACATTTACTTCCGGTTCTTTAGGCTGTTCTTGCTTAGTTGGTTCCGCTTTCTTTGAACCAAAGCTTGGTAGCTTTGGCATACTTGGAACCATACTGCATCCGGCCATAAGTGTAACCATTAGTAGTGTGGCGAGTTTTTTCATATGTTATAGTTTTGGTTGTTGTTTCTTTGCCTGCAGCTTCTTGATCCAAAGTGCTCTTTGCGATGCTTTTTTACGTTCTTCTGCTGACGCCATTGCTGCTAGATCGCTTTCTGGCGCATCTTCTGCGCCAGATGACTTGTCTGCGCCAAGTTCTGTTCTCAATTCGTCGGCTGTCTTCTTGATGAAAGTTGGGTCTGTATTAAATCCAGCTTCTTCGTTTGATGACAATTGGTTGATGATTTCTTCGTCAGATGTCTCTGGTGCGGCTGTTAGAATGTTTTCAATTTCTTCTTTTGTAGCTGCGTCGGAAGTCTTGCCACCGACAGGTGCGGCGTCAACTTTCTTTGGACGACCCATGTTTGGGTTTGTTCCTTTTGGAACATATGGACCCTTTGGTGCTTCTGTTGGTGTGCCGTCTGGAATGGTCTTATGTCCTTTGACAACCCAACCAGTTGGTGAAGATGGATCTTGGACCTTGAACTTGCTGCCAACTGCACCCGCTGTGCGTGCCATTTCTTCGATAGACTCACGGATCATGTCCATGATTTCTTCCTTAAGATCTCCAACCTTTTGTGGATTGGCTGGTTTCTTCACGACAGGAAGCTTCTTAGCTTCTTCCTTTTCCTTTGGTCCTGCACCAGTTAGATCCTTTGACCCAGCAATCTTTTCAGTATGCTCAGTCGAGTCCTTGGTCTGTTTGAAACCAGACAGTCCTTTAGACTCTGATAGCTTTTGTTTTGCTGCCATCACTTCTTCTGTGATGACTTTGAGCAGTGCTTTTAGTTCTGTTTTTTTCATAATGATATATTGTTAAAGTTTATTTTTTCTTTGGCATCCCACTTTCGATCCAGTTCTTGATATCTTCTATATTCTGCTTTGTTAGATCTTTGTATGGACTTAGTTCCAATCCAACATTTATCCAATGAGATTTGCCGTCTGGTCCTTTGGCGAAGTAATTTGTTTTTATGTTATCTTGCTCACGATCTTCTTCAGAATATATTTCATATGGACCGTTGGAAGTTTGGATGGTGGCAATAACATTATCGGCTTCGTGTAGACCATACACTTCCTCAATAACTTCCTTGATTAATGCTTTTAGTTCTGATTTTTTCATGATAATAATTCCCATTCTCTTTTTTGCCCATTTTTTTACTATATCTAAAGTTTCTCCAATTTCGGATGCTATATCTTTATACTTTACACCTTCACTTTTACGCAAGTGAATCAAATCATATTTTTCTTTGGTGAGAGACCTGCGGGTCATTGCACGTTTTTCAATCTGCTGCTTGTTCCATTTTACCCACGGCTTTTTCATACCAAGATGCGCTTCTGATATTTTTGACTTTGTTTCGTCGGAATGGTTTTTACCATGCATTCTATCATAATTTTTTGGAATACCCTTCAAAGCTATACTTCGTTTCAGATTTGATTCTTCGCTCATTACTAATCCGTTGTTGCCGTCTCCACCGAGAGTAGAATTATATCCATTCATATATGAATTATACTTTTGAATATATTCTATTTCTTTTTGCTTTGCTTCGTCGTTAGAGACATTTTCAATAAGAATTTCTGCTCTCCAAACACCGTCGCCGTGTTTTTTTATGGCATTGTAGAACTTCCTGTTTCCAACGTGCTTCTTTGCGTCTTTGATGTGCTGCTCAAATCTTTCAGACAATGTTTTACTGGTCCATCCTATGTATGGTTTGTTGTTTACAGTGTTTGTAATTTTATATACTATTGCCATATTACCAAGCTCTGCACGACCAATAACGGGCTTTCCACCGGGGCCCAGGATTTGCACAATTGTGTCTTGCTCTAAAACTCTTTCTGCGTTTTGGATTGCTCTTTTTGATACGCATTTTCTTGTCGCCATAATTTACTTTTACAATTTTACCATTGGGTTTACGGACATAAGTTTTAAATTTTTTTACATCGCCCCTCATTTTTTTACCCAACGGAACATTTTTTCCATGATACTTTGCTTCGTCCAAATACGATTCGTTGTTGTAAGGTACATTCAATTTTACTTTTTTACCTTGATACTCGGCCTCTTCTAGATTTTCCTTAGCGTCTGCGTTGATGTCTCCATAGATTTCATAGAATTCATCACCTTCGCATGTGTGTTCTTCGCCTTCTGGTACCATATCCCAATTGGTCTTGCGATAGCACTCTTCCCAAGCTTCATTGGTGCCCTCTTCCATTGCCATTTGATAACATTCCCAACATTCATCCTGCATTTGGGATTGTTCGTTCCACATTTCTTCCACCATTTCTCTTATTATGTTTTTCAGTTGATCTTCTTTCATAATTGTTTCCTCGTGTTTTTTGCGACCTTGGCAATGTGCTTTTTGACTAAATCCTTTTGGATGGCTGCAATCTATGCTACGTTTGTATTTTTCACTCCACTTTTCATCCAGTTCTTCAACGCCTTCTGATTTTGTTCCCCAGTTCTTTGCGCCCTTCTTACGACATTTCACAAGTGCACCAGAAGCATATGCGCTTGGCCATACCTTATAACGGGACTTGACCTTGTAGTAACAAGCATCCTTCTTCTCATTCATAAGTGCTTCGGATACAAGTTCGCCTCCACAGATTGGACATTTGTGATTTTCTGTGACGTTGTGCATAGTGGTTTCTTCCGTTTTCACATTCTTTGATTTTCCGCTTCGATCTGGATTTGGATCTTCACGGCGCTTTCTGCGTGCGGCAGTTGCTCTTGCCTTCTTTCCCATAGCTTGGGCAGACTTTAATGGGCGACACTTTGGCTTTCCTTCACTTTCTTTTTCTCTAGCACACTTACCACGAATTTTGCCATCTGGACCAAATCTTACCCATTTCTCCTTGAACCATTTATGGAGATTTTCTTCCAATTCATTGATCTGTTTTTCAACTTCGTCCATTTGATTATTTACCAATCTTCTTGGCAATATCTGCCACGTTTTCTTCTTCCTCTGCTGCAGCCGTGCTTGCTTTGCCAACCGCAATATTTGCTTTTGTGATTGCTCTCTCTGTTCTATTGACTACTGGGTAATTTCTACGATCAAAATCCGCTTTTGATTTGTCTATTTTTCTTTTATCTTCCAATGCTTTTCTTTCCTTTTCTTGAGCGGCTGCGAGTTTCTTCTGAGCATCTTCCAACTTCTTTGCAGCTGCTGTATCGGCTGCTGTTTGTGTCTGATCAATCTCATTGAGATCTTCGGCAAATATTTCAGCCATCATGTTGATTGAACTGTGCAATACACCGTTTGGTTCCAAAGCATGTTTGGCATTTCTCCAATCGTCTGCTTCTACCTTAGAAAGAAGATCTTTCAATTCATTGATAATTTTATTTTTCCAAGCACTTGCAGGCATATTACCATAACCAACCATTTGCAATGTTGGATTATCGGTGTCTTTGTTTGCGATGACATAACCATACTTGCCACCTTTGGCATTTATCTCGCTCAACTTGTGAGCTACGATATTTTTAATTACTTCTTGGAGAAACTCGCGTTTCATATTATTTCTTGCCTTTTGGCCAACCGCTCTTGGCACGAATGGCAAAGTTTAGTTCCTTCATCTTGATATCTTCTTTGCTTCCGCGCTTATGTGGACCCTTCTTCTTAAGATTGCTCAATTGTGTTTCCAATTCAGCTTTGGTCTTTCCTTTGAACATCCCTTTCTTCTTTGGATTAACAACACCCTTCTTGTTCCATTTTTCATCAAGCTGTTCGGCTTCTTCAGAACCTTCTTCACCTTTCTCTTCGGCTTCTTCCCCACCTTCTTCTTTTTCACCTTCTTCACCTTCTGCGCCATGCATGTTCAACAATTCATCCGCAAGAGCTTTGATCTTATTGGCTAATTCAACTTCTTTGGCTTCTTCTGGATTACTCAGATCAGTTTCATCATGTTCTTCGTTCTGATCAACTTCACCGCCTTCTTCAGCTTCGTTCAATGACTTATTTTCCCAAGCTGTCCACATTTCGTTTTTTGACTCACTCCATGCCTCGCAAACATTAAGAACTCTTTTATCACCTTCTGCCAATTTTCGTTCCATTTCATGTACTGCTTTTTCTCCATGTTTCTTGAACATGTGTGCTCTTAGAGCAGGAGGCAGCGTTTTTCTTTGTTCATTAGCAACACCCATTGGAGCAAATTGATCATTCATTACTTCTTCAACTGCTTCGCGGATAATCCGTTTTAGTTCTGTGCGTTTCATAGTTATTCCTTATTTTAGTTTTAAGTATATATAAATATAGTTAACTCTATAAAAAACAACTTATATACTGTTAGTTATTTGTTTTGTATTATTATTTTCTTTCTGTTGTTTGATTGTACACATCGATATGAACAAGCGTCAAGATGAAATAAACACGGATGTGTTGTTATAACAAAAAACCCAGCATTTCTGCTGGGTTGATGTGTATAATTTGATAATATATCAAAATTGTAAAATTGCGTAGTCGTATGACAGCGTGACGTTGATGAGCAACGCTTCTTGGGATCCCCAATCCAATCCAGAGCCGTTAAAGTCAACGCTGCTTGGAAACGCACCCTTCAACTGCCATTCTTCGACCTTATCACCAACAGGTCCAAGAACATTGATGGTAACGTCCTTCTTGTAGAAGTCAGCATATCCGTTACGACCAGTGACAGACTCGTGAGCAAGACGAACCCATTCCATGCATGCTTGTGCAGCAGATGGCACTACTGGATCATACAATGTGATTTGTACATCTTGCCACTCGCTCTTACCCTTTAGCTTGCGCTTTAGGTTGATATGATCGAGTGTGATTGTTCCATTGTTAATGGTTGGGCGTGCGGCTGCTTTGATAAGATAGGCAGGAATGCCGTCTATGCTAATGATGAAACGGTTTTGAACTTTTGGTTCATATGCCGTGAAGAATATTTGATCTGCTTCTAGTAGGTCTGCCATAATATTAAGTGTTTGATTGTTGTTTTAGTGTATTTTGCCACTATTAATAAATAAATAGCTGTCAACAAAATTTTAATTGACATATAAGATATATAATCTTAAACTGCTTACAAACTAAAAGTATTTATGGCTAGACCAAAAAGCTCAAACTCATATATAACATCCACATGCCCAACATGTAAAAACGAGTTTACTTTTAAAAAGTATAAGCCGAAGACATATTGCAGTAAAACTTGCGCAGCCAATTCACCAGAAGTAAAAGAAAAGAATAGGGTTGGTGTATCCAACACTTTCAATATCAAATATGGCGGTCATGCCATGAAGACAGATGAAACCAAGGAAAAGTTCAAAAGTTCTATGGTTTCAAAGTATGGCAAAGAGTATGCCATGCAAGTCAAATCCATTCAAGACAAAGCAAAGAGAACAGCGGTTGGAAACTATGGTGTTGAAAATGTACTGTCATCAAACAGTCCAATAAGAGAACAGATAATACAAACTTGGACAGACAAGTATGGAGTAGATAATCCTGGGAAATCGGCTGAAGTCATCAATCGTCGCAGCAAAAGAAAGCAGGAAAATCATTATGCCGATTTGAGTAAGCTGTTTGCAGCGAACAATCTTACATGGCTTATAAAGCCAGAAGAGTACGAGGGATATCATTTTTCCAAGTCATATAACTTTAGATGCAACAAATGCAGCAATACATTCGACTCTACTGTATATGTTCCCAATAATGTATTTTGCGAAATATGCTATCCTGACAAGAAGAACAGCGGAGAGAAATCATTGCTTGATTTTCTAAACAGCGAGCTTAATGGAAAAGTCATATCAAGACACAACCGAACAATACTTGGTGGTAAAGAATTGGATTTTTATATACCAGATCTGAACATCGCTGTTGAATATAATGGTTTATATTGGCACAAGGAGAGTGTAAGAGTGTCAAAGAATTATCATTTGGACAAAACAAAGAGTTGCGAGGAAAAAGGTATAAAGCTCATTCACATCTTTGAAAACGAATGGCTGCAAAAACAGAATATTGTCAAATCCATAGTAAGACAGATGATTGGAGGACAAGTGACAAAAATTCATGGTAGAGAATGTGATATCAAGAAAGTAGACACAAATACAAAGAGAGATTTTCTTAATAACTGTCATATTCAAGGAGATGACAAGTGCACAGTTGCATATGGATTGTTTTATAAAGATCATTTGGTCAGTCTCATGACATTCTGCAAAAGCAGATTTGACAAAAAGCATGAATGGGAAATATCAAGATTTTGCAATGCCCTTAACACAAAGATACATGGTGGTGCGAGCAAACTGTTCAATATATTCCTACAGGATTATACACCAAAAAGCATAGTGAGCTATTCTGACCGCCGTTACTTTTCTGGAGAAGTATACAAAAAACTTGGTATGACATTTGAAGGATATACGGCGCAAGGATATCACTATATCTCTCCAGACTGCAGAGCGCTGTTCAATCGCCAAATGTTTCAAAAGAAAAAATTGGCTGAAAAATTACAAATATTTGATCCCAATATATCAGAATGGGAAAATATGAAAAATAATGGGTATGATAGAATATGGGACTGTGGACATTCCAAATGGGTTTGGAAATCCAAATAGCCTACAACTTTACATCAAAATCTTTTTCAAACTCTTTTGGTGCTGCCTTGTAACTTGCTTGAGTTTCATCCTTTGGATCACTCAAGTATTGCCAATTGAAACTCAGTGCATCTGGAACTTTGAAGCCAAAGAATTTAAATACCTGCTTCTGAACATCAATCACATTTTCTCCGTTCCAATTTTGTCCGATGAACACCACACCAGCCTCTTTGTCTTTGATGACGTTTTCTTCATTCAATGTGGTGTGTCTATTTTCCAACCAAGTCAAACGTTCGATCAATCTTTGATATACTCCATTTGTTTGGCCCCATCTTACACTGCCAAAGAATACAATGGCATCGGACTCGAATAATACTTTGCTGATCTTCCAAAGCTCATCGTCCTTGTTGTTGTAGCTGCACCAACAACGATGATCGCCTGTTGGGTTCTTCTCCTTATCTTTCAACGCCGCTTCTTTCACTCCACAATTGTTTTTCTCGTGCTTGCTTACATTACCTTCGCAGTCATATATCTTCAATTTTGTAACACCAATGATTTCAGCATTTCCAATTTCATTTGCAACATATTCAGCGAGCACGGTACTCTTTGGCTTTTGCTTGTCGCCAATCCAACGATTGCTTGTGGTAAGAATGAGTACCTTCTTCTTTTCCTTTAAATGATTGATAAGTTTGTCCAACTTTGGAACCATATCAACAGCCTCATTTAGCATCAGATGTTCTGACAGCAATTTTCGATGTTTCAAGAAGGTGTTTTCAAACGTGCTCATGTTTATATAAATATAACTCACGACTAGAAATATGCACGCCAACTTTATACAGCATAAACTATGCTATGCTCATTATAATATCTAAAATAGAATTTGTTAATGTGATGTAAATCTAATTGACCGCAACAAACAATCTGATATGTATAGTATGATCAATCAATTATGGTTGATGTAAACAAAAGGAAAGTAGATATGAAGAAGTATATTGCACTAGCATTGTTGACAGCAGCTTCTATGATCGCTGCAGATGGCGGAGAAAAGAAGCATGGTCCAGTACTGACCGACGAACAAAAGGCAATCATTGCCAAGTACGACACCAACAAGGACGGAAAGTTGGACAAGGAAGAAAGAGCAAAGATTACCCCAGAGGATGCTGCAAAGTTGCCACCTCCTCCCGGCGGCAAGAAGAAGAAATAATAATTCAATATAACAAAACCCCGCTTTATGCGGGGTTTTTAATTTAGTCACTTCTTTGTTTGTGAAACTATTCGTGCTATATCCGTATACACATCATTGTCATTTTTCTTATACTTCTTGGATATATCTTCAATATATGGATTGATGTCTGGATACTCACCAAACTCGATTGCATACGATACTATTTGTTTCGCTACATTTTCAATCTCATTTTCGTAATCGCTTGTTACTCTTGCGATTTCTTTCACACTCATTTTCTTGTCGTATATCTTTGATATGCTGTTTTTCAATTTGTCCAAATGACCGTGTGCACGAAGTATCTTGAACACAATATTTTCTTCACTGAGTTCGCCGCCCCTGTCCAAACCAGCTTGACGATAATTGTATAACTTTTCTAATAACTTCTTCAAGCCGTTCTCGTCATGATCTTTGATTAGCGAGTTTATCTTTTTCTTATACTCTTTATATTTCTTCTTGATAAGCTCTTTGTTAAACTTTGGATCTTCCTTCGTTGGTTCTTTGATCCACTTGTTATTTAATACGCTGTATTCTGCTGTGGATACTGGCTTGTGAGTTTTGTCTTGAATATATATCTCAACATCATGACCTTTAATCTTGATGTCATGCTTGTTGTTCCAATTCACCTTGATAGCATCAAACAGTGTTTGAGCATCGTCTGGAGTCATATCGAGATCGCTGTAGTCAGTAATGATATGTAGATCCACATCCGAATAATCAGTCCAATTGTAGTTGGCGATGCTGCCAATAATAACCACGTCATGAATTTTGATATCAAGTTCATAATCTTTCTTTAAGTTTGTAACAAAGTCTGTTGCTATCTTTAATAGCATGCCGCGTGCCTCATTGTCAAGACGATGTCCGTCCTCATCCATATGCCATAGCTTTGGGCAAAGATTATCTCTATATAACGGGTACTTCATTTATTTATAAAAGGCTTTAGCTTATTGATACTACTCGCCGCGTCTGTGTGATGTATTGCGATACGATGTAATGCGACATTATCCCACACATCAATATTTTTCTGGGTATCGTCTAGCAATAAATTCGACACTGTACCAGTTGAAGGTAGAATATAATTCGGTTTGTCCGTTCCTTTTGATGCTATGATGACTTTGACACTTGGATCAATATGTGTATGAGCCCATTGAGTCTTTTGCTCTTTCAATCCCGTACCTTGACCTGCAGTCAATATAACAGGGACTGGATCTGTGAAGTTTTCCTTGATGAAATTCCACAGTATCTTGGCGTCTGGCATAGGCTCTAACTCTAGCCAAAAATTTGGTTTCTTTGCAATGAGTTTCCAAAATGAGTTCTTTCCATTCTTTGCTTCATATTCACTTGGACTCAATCCATTCGAAAGTTCCTTAAATCCCTTGTCCATGTCAGCCAAGACTCCGTCCATATCCACGTAGCACTGTATTTTCAATACAGATTCGGCTTCTTCGTCAATTTCTTTCAATAAGTCTTTTAGTAATATATGCATATGTTATAAATATAGATTAAGACAATAAAAAAGCCCACCTTTCGGTGGGCTTTTGAGTTTAACTTTTTATAGCTTATTAGGCTCCTGGGAAAGTGGCCCCAGTTGGCAACACATTGAAGTCCAGAACAATGAATTCTGCTGTACGTGTTGGTTGGATATAGATTTGACCATACAATATACCACGGTCAATCATATCAGGTGTGTTATTGCTGTCGTCCATTACTACCTTGAAGGCATAGATGCCAGAGCGTTGTTGCACACCTTCCAAGTATGGGTTGACGATGTTCAAGAAACGTTGACGAGTTGTAGAAACGTTTTGTTCGAACACTAGGTAACGACTCGAAGAAGCGATGAACTTCTTCAACGCGATCAACAGACGACGTACATTGACGCGATCCAATGCGGAAGGCTGGCGTTGCAGTGTCTTTTGACCCCATGCTACCACACCTTGTCCTGGGAATGCTGCGATTGGATTGACCTTACCTTCGTATAGAGTATCACGTTCGGTGTGTGTCAATCTGTCAGCAACTGAGACTGCGGTTGGAATACCACCACGGTTCAGACCAGCTGGAGCAAACCATTCTGCTGCAACCTTGTCATTAGCAGCGTAAACGCTCATCATGACAACGGATGGAGGAACAGTCATCATCTTGTTGCTGTTTGTTTCATTGATCTTGACCCAAGGATAGTATGTTGCTGCATAGTTGGTATCAAAGTTGGATGCCAAATCTACAACATTTTGTATTGAAGTTTCGCCAGCCATTTGATTGTGCGAAACATCCATGATGTAGAATGCATCACCGCGACGTTCACATGTATCAACGATCAACGATGCAACATATGGATGGTCTTGGTAATTGATGCCCGGAGCAGTGATCAGATTAAAATCATACTCATCAGCATTTCCTAGTGCAGCCAAGCATTGCTTGTATGCATAAGAACCATTCGATACGTTGGTTGAGCAATCCAATCCTTGTTGATTTGTTGGGATGATTTCATCACCAACCAAAACAGGAATTGATGGGCTTTGTCCGTCAAATCCGTATTGGAAGCCAAGAACAAAACGACGTTTCTTTACGTTTGTTGGTTCATTGTCTTGGTCATAAAGCGGTGTTACTCCGCAATCAACTTCCAAATCAAATGGATCATTTACAATTGCACTTGCTCCTGTAGGAACTGGAGCAAAGTATTGCTTGTTGTCTTGTTCTGGTCCGATTGAAGAACCGTTTGGATATAGAGCTAACAGTGCTGCGTCTGCGTTTGTTGGAGCAGGGTTGAACAACACGCCAGAGCAATAACGGCCCGGCTGAACAGCATATACTGAAGCTTTGGTGTATTTCATCTTTGGCAGCTTTCCAAGACGAGCATAGTCTCCACCGATTGGGGAGGCATATGGACCAAATCCAAATGGAATTGAGTCAACTGGCCAAGGAGATGTTGCCATTTCTACTCTGATGCGCTTGCTCTTTTGCGGGAAGTCACCAAACTCAATGATCTTGCCATTGAAATCGACGTAGTTCCAAACATCACCGATACGACGAGCGATATAGTTGCTGCTGTTGACATCCAAACTTAGATTATCAAAGCGTTCAATTACCAATGGGCGAGCATCGGTATCGGTATAATCGCGCAGAACAAGTGAGAACGAACCATACTTGCTACCCGGTACTGAACCAGCGCTGCGGACATTGCTGATTTCAACCTTGTATTGAGTGTTTGAATTTGTACCGTCACTGATTGTATGAACCTTGAATAGGTCATAAGCGGCGGAAGACGTTCCAAACGAACTGCTGAATGGAGCAACCATTTGCGAGCGAATGAATGGAGTTTCTGCTTCACGCAAGTCGTAGATTGAAGTTCCTACGTCAGGAGTTACACCGTCAGTGAATGCCATAGCATCTCTGAAGCTGATTTCAACCTTCCAACTACCGGAAGCCAACATTTCGGCTATAACTTGCTTTGTCTTGTACTTGAAGTTCTTGTATGTATAAGCAGCTTCGATCTTTTGGCCAGAAGCGACTGGGAAATAACCAGCCTTTGGATCTGTACCAAATACGTTAGTTAGGTATGCAGTTGACTCTTCGTCTAATGAGAATTCATATGTACCATAAGAGCCGCTGACATACTTGTTCTTTTCTGTATCAAAATAATTCTTGTTTAGTTCCAACAAGAATTCTGTGCCAACTACTGTGCCATCCTTTGGCAACAGCAACGATCCGCTGAAACCATAAAGGTCTTGTCCACGATCATATGCCGTGTTAGCCAATACAGCCAAGACAACTTCGTCGCGACCAGACACAAATGATGCAGAACCGCAGGCATCTTCGGAAGATACTCCGTCAGCAGTCCAATCATCTGGATTTAGTGCGCCATAATCGCCAACCAATTTACCAACAACGCTGATTTCGCTGTTGCAATCATTGACTGAAACTAATGCGAATGATGCGTTTTGTAGAGTTGCAGATGCTGGTAGTGTGTACGACGCAAGACTCAACGAAGAAGTTGTTGTCGAAACAAATGTGCTACCAGTTGAATTTGTTGTTGCTGCGGTTGTTACAAATGCAACATCACCAACAACCAATGTTGAACCAGAGTATACACCCTCGGTAAAACTCAACATGAGCGAACCAGAAATTATGAACTCGCCCGGAGTTCCAGTGTATTCTGGAACGGATGCGTTCAACAGAGAACCAGTAAATGAACCAGACTCTGAGAAGCGTCCGTAGATACCGGGAACAGCACTGATTACCAATGCGTCTTTTTGTTCATATCCGCCAAGACCGCCAACGCGGCAAACAGTTACCTGTCCTTGCTGACGAATATATTGTTGAGCAGTTATTGGTCCGTACAAAGTACCATCGGGATCTCCGAAGATGCTGACCAAATCAGCCTCACTTGTTATGATTGTCGGAGAAAATCCCGGCCCCTTGTTAAAGGGAGCTACGACTACTCCTCCAATTGCTGCTACGCCTTGTGCCAAGAACGACTGATCAATTTCACGAGTGAATACACCCGGTGAAACGATGCGTTCGGAAGGGCTATAATTTCCATTTTGTTCTGTTGCCATATTTTATTTTCTCCTATTGAAGTTCGACAAAAAGTCTATATATAAGTATGTTAGAAAAACTCAAAACATAGAAAATATAAGAAAAATCAAACCCTTCTTATATTTTTTCGTCACACTTTCTTAGGAGTGAAAACGCCGGTAGCAACATCAAATGTACCTTCACCGTATTTAGCGACAATCTTATCCAAGAATACTTTCTCTTGATTTTCAGTAGCAATTAGACGCTCGTTCAATTTTGCTTCATTCTTTTTAACTTCGCGCTTCTGCAATTCCAATTGACCTAGTGCAACAGTGATCTGTTCATACGACTCGCGTATAGTAGACAGTTCTTGCAATTCTTCCAAGTCAAAGACTTTAGGAATAGATGTACCAGCGGCTTCAGCGGCAGCAGCTGCAATTTGATTGATTTGATTAATATCCATAATTTATATAACTTTTAGAGTTCATCTATATATATGGAAACAAAAATCTAAACATTATTTATAATAAATCCACTTTATTATAAAAATTATATATTGTTAGCTACCTATTATTCTTGCTGAAGTAGGACTTTCCAAATATGATCCCGTGGATCCGCAAACAAAGCTTGGAGAAAATGCCATGTTATGATACATTTGAAAATCCACTCTTATTCTGTCGTTTGCGGCAAATGATGATAAACTTCCTGTTGGACCGAAGAAATATCTATATGCACCAATTGCTGTAAGCATCTGTGACAAAGAAGATGTTGTACTTTGTTGTATGACTCCATATTGATTTACTCTGTGCAATCTTACACTCATGCTTGTATTTGCATTTGCTGTGGAAATATACAATGATGCGGTGTAACTGCCAGAATATCCGTGAATGTTTGGATTGTTTGGTGGGCTAAAGAATGAAATTGTATATGGAGCGTTGTTGCCAGCAACGGCTTGTATGCTTGATGACAACGGCAAATTATTGGATCCAAATATGTTGTAGAAAGATCCTGTGTTTTTGATGTTAGAAACGAAAGAACCAGATGGATAAAGATAATATCTACGCATAACCGTTTTTTGTCATTAAGTTTTGAAGTTCCAAGGTGGGCTGTACCAATTCTTCGTCTGGTACCCATTTTCCTTTTTTGACAACTGCATCAGTCGGTGCATTGCATGGTACATATTCTCCAATGACATCCGAGGATGAGTTTGATTGTCCCAATGTACCATCTGGCGTCATCCAATACCAATCACTTCCGCACATGACTTCTCCCAATGGTATTCCACTGCCGTCGTATTGAAAAAATATGTATATGAACAATACACCATCGCTCGGAGCATTGTTCCAATCTTGAAAGGTTGATCCTTGAACAGAGTTGCCTTCGACAAATCCATTCGCATACCATATCTTAAAATATTGATAGTTCATAGCACAGAGAATTCCATTGTTATGGCAAGCTCGTCAACCAATCCGGATACTGCGGTGGTTTGCATCCATACAAATGTAGATCCTGTGATGATTGGTGTAGCAAATGTTGTGCTTATTGTTCCTGTGGTGGTGCTGCTGGCAGTTATACCACCTGTGATCATTTTTGTGCCAGTTGCTCTGCTTGCTCCAACATACAAGTCATATGCAACGTTGGTACCGTTACGAATGACAGATATTACTCTTGAAGCTGTCATTGGATATGCTGTATAGAAGAATGTGATGTTTTCTGTTGGCGAAGGATCTTGAATGCTGAATGACTTAGGTGTTACTTGAGCATATCTTGCAACCGAGCTTGTTGCAGACAAACCTGCTGCACTTAGTGCATATGAAGCTGTACCAAGTATGCTACCTGTTCCATAAAAGCTGCTACCTGTTACAACAAGTGCATTACTGTTGTATTTGCCCATTACAACTTTGTCGTTGCTGAATACTTCAAGTATAGGAAGACCAGAAATATCCGAGACGTTCATCAAGCTGCCGCTCAAGCTGTCTGATATACCAAACAATTGACCGCTTGCACCAATGAATGATACACCACCATCTTGTAGCACTTCCATTCTTACGCTCGAAGAAACGCTGCCAGAGAACGACATATATGGATTTGAGCCAGTGCTTTGACTCTTCAATACCATAAACGAAGCAGTGCTTGTATTTGAACTTATGCTGCCAGTGACAGCCAATGAACCAGTTATCACAACGCTGCCGCTGATATCAAGAGTTGCATTTGCATTGCTGCCAGATCTATTGATCGTCATTCTCTTGTCTGGTGTCATCTTGACAAAGTGACCAGCAGAAGATGTTGCTCCGAGATTGAATATGATACCTTTCGTTGTATTAGTATCCAATGTACCGATTATCAATGAGGATGTTTGTGCATACAGATATGAGTCATTTGGACCGCCCCAAGAATTATTAGGATCATTATATGTTGAACTATTGATACCAAGGTCAACATAGTATACAACGTCAGTTCCTTTGTCGTTTGATACAATGAAATCTGAAGAAGCTAATGAGCCAGAATTATCATTTTGAATTTCTGCTTGCAGATACGAGTTTACATTTCCGTCAACGTGTAATGGAGAATTTGGAAGTGCCGGAGTGTTTATACCAATGTTGGCAGCAGAAGCAGTGATCGTTGCAAATGTTACATTGTTTGAACTACTGAATGCAACTCCACCATTATTGCTTAATTGGAAGCTGCTTGATACCAGATTTTGTGGTAGTGTAGCCGAACCCGGCGCACTTAGTGCATATGAAGCAGTAAGTGCATATGAAGCAGTAAGATTATTCAATGCACCGCTGGCAGTAACAACATACGCATTTAGATTTGGAGTTGTTCCGCTCGTACCAGACGAACCGTTGGTACCGCTCGTGCCGTTCGTGCCACTGGTTCCATTGGTACCGCTGGTACCAGACGAACCGTTTGTGCCA